CGGCCGTGGAACGAAACCGCCGCCGCCCCGCTCGGGATGCCCCGCTTGCAGTGCACCTTGTAGCTGGCAATGCTCGTCTCGCCGAACAGATCGCGGAAGGTGTCGATCTTCGACCCGCTCAGGCAATCCTCGATGAATGCCTGATCGCCGATCCGCTTGTCCTTCCGCGGCCGGTCGTAGGCTGCAATGACAGCCGCCGGATCGGCCTTCATCTGCTGCCAGATTTCCGACCAATCCCCCGACCATGCCATTGCCGTGCTGCACATGCGATCGGGGCGGTAGAACTCATGCGCCATCGTGAAGCGGTGCGGGTAGGCCGCAAGGGCGTCAAGCGACCCGACGATCAGAGTGTCAAGGTCGAAATAGATCGTCGGCCCGGTCAACCCGGCAGCGGGATGCCACAGGCATATTTTCGACCACCAGCCCGGCCAATCATCTTCCAGAGCGATCCGCTCGCATGGCACGTCCACATCGGACAAGCAGACGAAGCGATGCTTGTGACTCAAGTGCATCTCAACGCCGCGCTGCAACTTCTCGACCCACTCGGGGGTGTAAATCCCCCCACTCCGAAGGACGCATGCGACGGTCAGCACCCCAGCGCCTCCGCGAAGCCCATCTTCGGGTATTTCGTCAATGCGCTACTAGGGCTGCAGTTGATCACTTCCACCCCCTGCGCCGCCGCCACCTTCGCCGCGCTATCAACCGCGTGCCGCCAGCGTTTTACGTTATCAGCCCTCGGGTTGTGCATCCCGCTCGGGTGCGCCCCGTGCCAGTGCATACCGTAGTCAAGCGTCATGTCGTAGCCGACCAGAAGCACCCGCCGGACGCCAAACTGAATCGCAAGGTTCAGGCAATGAAAGCCACTGTTCCCGCCCCAGCCGACCGTCCCCTTCGGCTCAAGAAACACCCGGTCGTCCGGCTTCATGCAATGAACGTAGTCAAGGCCCCATTTCCGCGCCGCCTTGGCGTCGACCGTCAGCTTCAGCCCCGTGAAATCCTGCCAGCCTTCCGTTCGCAGCCACCAGTTATAGTCACACGCGAACAGGATATCGGCCCATGGGCAAAGCCGCCAACTCGTGTTGATCGCGATCACCTTCGCCCGGCCTTTCGCCAGTTCAAGCGGCGCAGCCTTGGCAGACGGCCCGGATGCCACGATGACCAGCGTCTCGCCTTCCCACGAAGGCCACCAGTCAAGATAGGGGCGGATCGACAAGGCGATACAGCAGCATTTCGGCGCGGTAGGGCAGTCCGCCCGGTCGGCCCTTCATCTCGTCGTCGCCTTCGTAGAGGTGCTGGCATACGACATAGACCGCCCGCTTCACGCGGTCCGGCACCACGCTGGCGCTCGTCAACTCACCGCCGCTGTCCAGGTCGAGGATCGCGTCGGCGCGCGTGTCGAGATAGGCGATCACCTCCTCCGATGCGGCGGCGAGGATCTGCGCCAAGTCTGCGTCGTCATCGTCGTGAAAGACGCGCAGCGCGATCTTCACATCTTCAAGTGTCACAAGGTCCGGCATCAGCCCACCTTCACCGGTTTCGGCTCGGGCGCGGCCTTCATCTCGCCGTCCTTGCCGTCGCGGCCCTTCTTGACGCTGAGTTGCCAGCCCTTGCCGCCGTCCGGGCGGTCCGCGGTATCTTCCAGCGCGGTCCACAGACTGCCGCCGAAGGTCACGCTATCGCCCTTGCGGTAATCGTCCTCGGCCTTGTAGACGCCGCGATACACGCCCGCGAGCGTGATCGACTTCGTCTCGTCACCGCGCGAGAACTTCGCCACCGGGCGGCCATGTTCATCGGCTTCCAGGGTCATGTCATCGAACCCCAAACCGTCCCGACCCGGCGCGCCGTCCTTGCCGACAAACTGGCCGAGGTCTTTCGTCCGTCCGTCCGACAGAACCGCGATCAGACGGCCACCATCGGCCTTGAACAGATCGGCCACGTCAAGCCCGTCCCGGCCGGGTGCGCCCTTTTCGCCGGGCGCCCCGTCCTTGCCATCCGCGCCGGGATCGCCCTTCTCGCCGCGCGCGCCGTCCTTGCCGTCCTGCGGCGTCGGCAAGCCGTCGATGCGCTTTTCGAGGTCAGCGATCCGCGCGATAAGCGGCGCGGTAGCATCCTCGATCGCACGATAAGTCAGCGACGCCAGCGCGTCGGTCAACCGTTCAAGGTCAAGCATGGGCCGCCCTTCATCATCTTGATCGCCAGCAGGCCAATCGCCTTGTCGGTTTGATCTTCTTCAGGCTTCGGCTCAGGCTCAGCGACTTGGAGCGTCGGAGGCACAGGCGCCTCTGGCTTCGCCCATGGGTCGTCCTGTGCGTCCCGTTTCGCCAGCGCCTCCAGTGAATAGTTCTGCTGCTGCATATAGGGCATTGACCCGCCGGGGACCGGGCCTCGATTGATCCGCTCGCGCGCTTCATCCGGCGCCAACACGCCAGCCCCGACGCCGAGTTGCAGCATCTCCATCTGAGATTTGCTGTCCATGCGCAGGAGGTTGTCGGTGTCGAACTCGGTCCCGATGCTGAATCCGTCCAGCCCCAGTCCTTCATCCATCAGGCTTTCCGCGTCCTCGATCAGGCTTTGCAGGCACTGCGAATAGTATCGCAGATTCAGTTCCTGCACGTTGCCCGCAGTCGGAACCGGCGCCGCTCCGACCATGTAAGCCGGCACGTGATAGGTCGCGGCAATCGCCTCAGCCGTCCATTTCAGTTGCTCGACCAGCTGCGAATCCTCGGCAGTGACCGATAGCTGTGCGAAGGTCAGGCCGTCACCGACCACGGCGATCTTGCCCGCGTTGGCGCCGGAATAGTTGGCGTCAAACGCAGCCTTCAGCCGGGCGGCCGTGTCGTCGCTGATCTTGCCCGGCGCGGTGAGAATCCCGCCCGGCCGCGACTGGTTCGAGAAGAACGTCGCGGAGTTGTCCTGAATGCGAAGGCCCTGCGTTGCAGCGATCCCGTTCGCGAAGATCGGGGACAAGCCGACCAGAGGGTGATAGAGGCAATTCCAGCGGTCATGGATTATTTCGCGCGCCGGCACCGTCACTTGTTGCATCAGGCCCGGCAGATTGTCGGTGGCAAGGTCATAGAAGACCTGCCCGTCGTCGGACACCAGCGGCGTCACCCGGTTCGGATCCAGCACATAGAGCGCGACCACGATGCCGCGATTGTCGCGCTGCTTCAGCACATAGGCATTACCGCGCCCAAGCTTGGACAGCATCCAGCTTTCCCAGAACTGGTTGCGGGTCTGGAAATGGTTCGGTTTGCGCAGGACCGGCGAGAAGGCCGGGCTGGCCGTCTCGCGCCAGATGCGCCCGGATTTCTCGACCAACCGCACGCGCAGCTTGGCGATATCGCGGGCGATCAATGTCTGGCAGGCGAAAATGTAGGGGTTGGCGAGCACCGCATCGCGCGAAACGACGACATTCTGCTGCCACGCGCCCGCATATGACTCAAACACAGGATACCAAGCGCCAGCCGACTGTGCGACCGGGGCAATGGCCTTGCTGCGGAACAGTGCGGGAAGGCGCATGGCTCAGTAGATCGCCACAATGCCGGTTGCCGTAGACGCGGCGCGCACATGCGAAACAGAGATAGCCAGTATTCCGGCCGGAACCGCCGTCAATGTGACTGCGTCTTCATCGCCCGATGCAACGATGACAAGGCTTCCAGAGCCGCCGACATAAAGGGCGCGACAAGGGCCGCCAGGAAGCGGGTCGCTCACGTGCGGCGTGACGGCTCGGAGCTTGCTGCCGGTCGAAGTTGAATCAAGCGAGCGTGTCACAGCCATCATTCGGACCCCTTGGTAAATGCTTCGATTTTCTCACGCAGCTTTCCCGCGTCCCACCCCATGAAAGGGCGCTTCCCGATCACACGCTCATACTCGGCCCGGAGCGCCGCCGTCTCGTCGACGGCCGTTTCCGCCACCATGTCGCGGCGCTTGTAGCCCATGCGCTCGGCGATCTTGGCAAACCGCGGATCGCGCGCGCGCATCATGCGGTCGCCGTAGTTCTGTTTCATCGCGGCCTCCTATGAAAAGGCCGGGCAGTCACCCGCCCGGCCCGTTGTCAGAATCAGACCGA